TCATTTCAAATATTTTGTCTGACTTCCACATAGTTGGCAATACTATTTCAATCATAATAATGGAGAATTTAAGCCTGCTTTTTGTACTTCATTATAATAATAGTAACTGCTTTTATTTTTATCTAAATCTAACCCTAAATTATAAGGCAATTTATTAGTGTATTCTCCTTTATAAAACATACCACTTGTAGAATTTACTACACCTGCATTGTGTAAAATCTTATGTTTAATTGTATCGGATATATCGTTTGTGGACCATCCAAAATCCATTTCCTTAACGACCTTCGTTTGATGCCCAAAGAACCAAGCATTGTAAAGCAATGACCACATCCCAGCAGTCCATTTTTGTATTGGATAATCGTTTTCGTATTTAGGAACATAGCTAGGTTCTTTATCACACAAATATTTATATATGGAAATTGAATCTTTTTCAACCTTATGCCAAAAATTATAATCTGTGCCTTTTACTATGTATTGTGCGCCTCCGCTATGATCGTTCATTAGCTTAGGAATCAAAGTGCTAATACCTACTATTCTGCACATCTCAATTAATAAATCTTCTCCCTTTTGCATAATATAATCATAGTTGATATAGCTATTTGTGTCGCTTAAATACCAAACTCTTCCATTTTTAAATTGTGAATAATCTGGAGTTCCTGTAAATACTATATCAGAATCATGCAAAAATAAAACTTCATCTTTTAATATATAATTAGATGAAACGTGTTGCTTCATTAAGTTAAAATAAATAGATGGGGCATAGGTATTATTTTCTCTTGTATCCTTATAAAAGAAAAATCTAATGGTATTATGGTGTTGTTGTAGAATTCGCCACTTAGTTAAATCTTCATTATTGTAACCTAATACAATATCTATTTGATTTGGGTTTATTCCATGCGACATGAAATTATTTATGACAGTTTCGATTTGCCATAAATAATAATCATTCGCAGGTTGACAACAGATGTATCTCATATTAAGAACAACTTCCTTGTGGACCATCAACCGTAATTGCACCACCAGCGCTAACCGTTCCAATTCTTGCGCAGATTGTTAGACTTCCCCCTCCTTGTAGTTCTACATTTGAGTTTTGAGTACCATCACAAGATTGGTAACTATAAAAATCCGAAAACTCATCACTATTAGACAAGAAATATTGCTGACAATTAGGTGCAGTAGTAGTTGGTGTAGCAGTTGTAGTTGGCGCAGCAGTAGTAGTTGGTGTAGCAGTTGTAGTTGGCGCAACAGTTGTTGGTGCTACATACCCACAACTTGGAGAATTAAATTCTATTGGTTGGTTATAAGTACCGCAATTTCCATTAGCGTAAGTTCCTATCAAATCAAATCCAGAACAGAATGTAGACAACAATGTTCCATTAGGAGTACAAGTTGTAGTTGGAGCCACCGTTGTAGTTGGTGTAGCAGTTGTAGTTGCTGGGGTACAAGAACTAGCTACAATACTATTAATTTGATTGCTAAAGTTAGTATGTGATTGAGATTGTAAATATCTTAAAATACCATCGCCATTTAAGATATAGAATCCATTAGCATAGCTAGTGTATGCAAAGAATGGTATTGGATTAAATGTTCCACAATTAACTTCATTTACATCATATCTTAAATATGTAAATACAGGAGCAGAAGTAGTTGGAGGTACCGTTGTAGGCAAAGTTGTTGGAGGCGCAGTCGTTGTTGGACAACCAGTCAATCCTGTTGCAGTAATTGGAATTAAACTACCTGCTGGTTGATTAAATCTAACTTCTTCAATAGTAAAGAATGCACCGCCAAATGTTACACGATCATTTAGATTAAATGTGCCGATGTTATAAGATTGTGAAAACAATGTATCTCCGTTTATGCAAGCTGAAAGTCTATACCAAACTACTTGTATTGTAGTAGTAGTTGGCGCAGCAGTTGTAGTTGCGCAAGTTACTTGAATTGATTTAGCAATTGCATTACCAGTATTATTAGCATCTCTTACCGCAATCCACCATAAACCATCAGAAACAGTAAGATAATTTTTAGGGGCAGTAGCACTAACAAAATTGCCTATAAATGCATTTACTTGTGATGTGTAAACGGTATCAGATGCTTGATATGTTCCACTGCCTCCGCTAAATGCATCAATTGTTACAGTGCCAGAACCACCAGAACAATTATTAGCAATTGTAAAATTAACTGCGGCTAAAGTAGTCGTAGTTGGAGGTGTTGTTGTTGGCGGTGCAGGGCAATTCTGTTGCGCAAAAACCAATTGAATATTAGTTCCTATTGTGCCTGGACTTGTTGTAGTTGTATTATCCCAAACATAGAATACCTGCGTAACTGAATCAATATATCTTTGACTTACTAAATTAGGTACTATTGTTGTGTATAACTGACCAAAACCTGCCGAACAAGCATCAAGCTTGTAATATGTAGTTGGTGTTGCAGTCGTAGTTGGTGCAGCAGTTGTAGTTGGTGTTGGCGGCGCGGTAGTTGGAGGTACCGTTGTAGGCGGAGCCGTAGTTGGCGGAGCCGTAGTTGGCGGAATAGTAGTTGGCGGAATAGTAGTAGTCGTAGTAGTTGTAGTTGTATCTAAAACAATTGATCTAAAATCAGACATTAATTCAAGGCTTGTTTCTCCTGTTGTTAATTCTGTTTGATATGAATTAATAATATACCGTTTATCCCTAATAACTATTTTGTCATTTAACGCAAGTTTAGATAATAAGAAAATTGGTAATATGGCCTTAATTTTCATTAGTCTTGCCTTTTGATTAAAGGTGTTTGATAAGTATGCTGAATAGTAATTATTAAACAAAGAATTTGTTTCGACAAAGTTAGTGTAGCTTGATTGCTCTGCGCCCCAGTTAATAGTATTAACCGCAGAAGACACTAAAGTATCTTGACCGAATAAATTATATGTAGTTGCAGTTGCGCTTGATGTACCATCATCAAAATAATAAGTTTTTGGTGATGTTAATGTTTGCACTACTCCGTAATCATAAAGAATAACAGGCTTTGGTATATAAGCACTTAAATCTGATTTAATTGAATATCCAACCTGCAAATTTGTGTTTGCAAATTTTGTAAATGGCATATTCTCAAAAGGTAATTCAATTGAAAATTCTTGACCATCATTATCTACTTCATATTTTAAATCACCATAAGGAATATCAGATTGGGCAAGAAAAGCGGAGGCTAATAAGTTTTCGCATTCTTGATATGAAAAATTAATAGTTTTAAAAGGGTTTACTCTTTCTAAATTTATTTCATCTGTTTGGCAATATTCTGAAATGTCATACGTTTCGCCTGCTGAATACCATTCTTCAAGTTGTTCAATCTCATAGGTTGTTTCATCAATAGAATAACAAGTAAGATTAAACATTTTTAGTAAACCACTAAAGAAATCTTCCGCTTTTAATTCTGGCATATAACCAGCAACATCTAAAATACTATTAGTAGTTTGAGTTGTTGCTCTTATTGCATTTACATCAGTTGTTATCGTACCAATTCCATCTCTTAACTCTAATTTATAATTACCTGTAAACGTTACAGGCACCAATGAGGATATGTAAAACGTGTAAGCTCCAGTATTGTTTAATGGCGCGGTAAAGGTCATTAAACTTGTCTGCGTTAAATATTGTTGTTCGTTTATTTTAACCCCATCCTTGTAAACTGAAAAAACAAACTCAATCCCAGCAACACTAAAAGTTAATTCAATATTTGAAGAGCTTAAATAGATCGGTAATGTGGGTTCAACATAATTTAAGGTATTTGTAAATACATTGAATATGCCTTGCGTTCCCACCGTACTTGTCGCAGATTGAAAATCTATTATGTTTGGAAAAGAATTTTGAACAAACCTATCTGTATTTTTTAACCAAAGAAAAGCATTTGTAAATTTTGGGTTACTTAAAAATGTACCACTAAATGTAATCCCTAATTCGGTTGCAATAGAATCTAAAATCTTGCTTATTCTCATTGCTGGGAATAAATCTAAATAAGAAATTGGTGTTGCAATTTTACTTATATCCCAATTGCTTTGGCTTGTGCCATTGGTGTCATATTGCCAAACATTATTAGAAGATATTAAAGGAAATTTAACATCGTTTGTTACACCACCAGCAACTCTATTTTTTACTACCGCTCCTGTGTAAGTAAAGTTGTATGCTGAATAATCAAAATCTCTTAAAAATCTATTTGCAAATTTATCCTTTAACGAAATAAGTGAACCGAAAAATGTCAATGTATAATTATCAATGTCCCCTTGCTTGTAAGTTGCTTTTTCTAATTGAATTTTTCCTTTTCTAAAAGTCGCAGTATCTAATTCAATAAAGGCATCTTTTCTTTTAGTTGCGTTAAATCCACCATCTAAAGAGTTTTCGTACCAATGCTTAAAGATTGCGTTATTAGTCTTTGTTGCAGGAACGGTAAACGATTGACTAAAATCTGTAAAGACTTTAGAAATGTCATTTATGTTTTGGATTGAGCTATTGATTGAGATATTCTCATCCTCAAACAATTCTAGTCTTTTTGCTAATCCATCATCCCCGTAAACAAAAATTGAAACATTAATCATATTACATTATTTAACAAGTTGTAAGCATATTCAAAATCAATCGTATAATTGATATTCTTATCTTGTATTGTTGTCTTTAAGTTAGTTTGATTTGTCTTTAAAGTTACTGGTTTGTTATCTAATAAGACAACTTCACTTAACATTAAATCTTGAATTAAATCTGAATAATTTTCTGGTACAAATCCTGTGTTTAAAGTTACCGTTTGTCTTGCATTAAAATTAAATGCTTTGGATTGCCCTTTGTAAACATTATAATTGTAATTACTTGGAAGCAAGTTATACATTGTGCTTGTTACCGTTAATTGATTTGTCTGTGCCTTAAAGAATGTTAGGAACTGCCAACCACCAAAACGATTGATAAATGAACAAACTACTGGTGTATATTTAGGTTCGCATATAGGGGTTACAGTAAACTCAGATGAATAGGTTAATGTTGCACCTACAAAATACTTTAAAGTTGCAATTGTTCCATTATCATAGTTTGCACTTGATGTTGTCAATGGCACTTTGTACATATATTTGCCAGCTGCCACTCCTGTTCCGAAAATAGATGTAGTAATTACATTTGCATTGTTTTTATCCTTGTATTCAACATCCAACTTATCGCCTAAAGCGTTGTTTATTAATACGTTTACATAAGGAATGCTTCCCAAATTGTATTGTATTTCTTTAGAATTATCAGCTAAAAGGCAATAATTGTTTAATGGATTAGTTTGATTGTATCCACCAATGTAATCAATATAGCCATCTACACCAGCATAAGTTGTTGTGTCAACTAAAGTATATGCACCTGCGGATGTTTCTTTGTATCGTTTTATGGAAACATTGCACCATTGATTGTTTGTCCCATCAGTTGAAACAATATTATCAATGTATTCTTTTATGTAAGGGGATATATTATATATCGTAACCCTTTGTGCATTGGATGCGACCTTCTTTGAAAGCGTATAGGTTGCAGTTGCAGGTATTGAGTTAGGGGTATTCCAAAGGAATATTTCCAACTTACTTCCAACTTGTGCTGCTTCATTAATCTCTATTGTGTAGGGAGATCGTGCGTATATTATCATTATGTTCTCTTTAATTCGTAATCAACTATGTAATCAACATCCATTTTAAAAGCCTGTGCAATTTCGCTATCAATGTACTTTTTCTTACCTGCCTCAAATGGCTTTGTAAAAAATAAACTTGGTCTTAATCCTGTTTGGTAAATACTTCGAGTAATAATAAAGGCAGTAGATTGATATGAAATAAACTTACCGCTTTTTTTATCTTTAAATTGTATTCCTTTTTGTTTTACCCATTTTTCAATTCCATTAGTCAAGCCACCTTTAGGGCCAGATTTAGCACCAAATTTAAATGGACTATTAGGAGCTTTTCGTGAGCTACTCTTTCCCTTAACACCTTGATCTTGAAACATTCCATAGTCAGCCATTTTAAAGCCAACTATTGAATAATCATTTTCGCTTACTATCTCACCCTTTAAACTATTATACAACTCCTTTGTGTTGTTCTTTCTGCTCTTAGATAAGTTAGACCTTGACTGCTGAATTACATAGTCTCTAAATCGTTTTAATAAAGCTTCTGTATTCTTTAGTTCCATTAGCAAACAGTCATGTCATTAGGTACAATTATATCAAATGTCAATGTCCAGCCTGCAACTTTATTTTCGAATCTATCTGTAAATGGTTCGCACAATGGGTCTCCATCAATTTGAACTAAATTGCTAAACAAATCACCACGCTTTAAACTACTTACTAATCTTTGTGCAATTGCTAATTGCTCATTTAAAATATCTAATAAATTATCGTTGCCTTCAAATACATCTGTTGAATTTTCTTTGCTAATATCCACAAGGTCCATAAACAAAATAGAAATATTGTAAGAGCTTACATATTCCTTTGGACTTGCGTTGTTTACAATGATATGGCTTAAAGGATAAATAGTCTGCTTAACTAAATCTACTTCAAAGATATCACCAGTGCTTACAGTATGTACAAAGCCTGTGTCCTTAATGTAATCCCTTAACTTATCAATAACGTAATAAAATCCGTTCATTATCTATTTTGTTTAATCAATTTCATTTCTAATTCATTCTTTTGTTTCTCAAAACTTAAAAAAGTTAAGCATTGATTAATGGGTAGTTGGGTAATTTCATCAAATCTTCTAACATCGCCCTGTGATAAGGCATAGATGCTGGAGTACCACCCCCATCTTTTGCCGAATTGCGCAGCTTCGTTAAACTCATCGAGTTGTTCCCCTCCAAAAAGTCCATCGTACTTTTCAATAATTCTCGACCTAAAGTCCAAAAAAAAACCTTGCTACTTAATACAACATCCATTGGGGCATCAAGCATTATTTGCGAATATTTATCTGTGCCTTCGTACTGCTCAATTAAGTATTTACTACCTAATTTTTGTTTAATTGGTCTATAAAGAACTGCCATACTTTTATGGCTATCTTCCCAGTCGGTAATGTATCCATCGAGGTCCATGTATTCACCCGAAGACATATCGTTTAGATTAGGTATAAATCCAAACTCTGTCCCATTTATTTTAAAAATTGTGACTAACTCTGGAATCTTATTAAATAATTCAGTAATCGTTGTAACCGCAAAATTTAAATCCTTTTGCTTCATCTTAGCAACAATATTTAAATCTGTATTACAAAATATCTGAACCAACTTTTGGTTTAAAAATTTACCCTCCTCATTCTCGCTTGCTATCTTAACAAACTTTTGATATTGGCTTAATTTAATTTCACTTAATGATGTCGGAATTAATATTTTAACCTTCATGATGTATAAACGTAAATTGTTTGTTTTTGTCTTAATAAATATGATAGTTGCCTTGATTTGGATTATCTAAATGGTAAATAATGTTATATCTAATCGCATCAATAATGTGATTCCACGCATCAAGATACAATTTAGATGCCTTATTTAAATATACATAGTTGTTAAATTCTTTGGCAATATTCTGTGATTGTGGGTCTACTATTATTTGGTAGTCTTGCATTCTTACTATACCTGATTCAATCGTTCCTTTTTTTACAGGTTGAATGTTGATTCCTTGATACCGCAGATCATCAATTAATCTAGGCTCTGCGGAGTCTGCAATGATTAAACCGCTATTGCATTTCTCTTTTATTAATGATGCAAGAATGTGTGTTTTTAATCCACGCTCATAAATTACTTCCTTAACGTAAATTATCTTTCTTGCTTTGTCTATTGCAACTTCCGCCAGCGCATCTGGATCAATTGAGAATCCAAAGTCCATGCCATAAGATGTTTGAAGCTGATTAGGATTAAACTCGCCAAACTTCCAGTTGGTAAATACAACACCTTCTGCTTTATCTAGCCATCC